TAAAATATTAAAAAAGTAAAAATGGAAAACATTATTAACGAAATGGCTGAGAACCTTAAAGGTTTTCAAGCTAACATTGAGGCTAAGTTAGAAGAAACTAAAGCTGAAATTAAAGTTGTAAGAGATGAAGCACAAAAACAATTTGATGCTCAAGCTGCTGCAACAAAAAAAGCTGCAAAGCGTGAAGTAAAACATCTTGACGAAGTTATCATTGAGAAATTAGATGGTAAATTAGATGAGATGGAGAAATCAATGAAATCAAATGGTAAATTCCGTTTAGATTTAAGAGATGTAAAGTCTATGACTTTATCTGCAAGTTTAACAGGAGATGCTCAAGCATCTTATGCTCCTAATGCTTCAGTATTACCAAGTCAAGCAATCAACTTCCGTGATTTAGTACCAACTGTAAGAAGTGAATCAGGTCTTTATGTATTCTACAAAGAGACTGCTACAACTAACAACATTGCTGCTCAAACTGAAGGTTCAAACAAAGGTGAGAACAACTACGCATTAAGCGAAGTAAAAGTAGTTAATGACTACATTGCTGGTTTCTCTACTTTCTCTAAGCAAATGGCTAGAAGTTTACCTTTCTTAAGCACAACTTTACCAAGAATGTTGACTAGAGATTTCTACAAAGCTGAGAATGCTGCGTTCTTCTCTACTGTTTCTGCTGCTGCAACTGGTTCTACTACAACTGCTGAGACTGTTGATTTAAAGCAATTAGTTGACTACATTGGCAACCAAAAGAGTGCAAACTTTGTATCTTCTGTTGCTTTAGTAAGTCCTTCTCAATTAGGTCGTTTATTGAAAGAAACTATCACTGCTGGTTATTATGCTGGTTCTGGTAGTGTTATCGTTAATCCTAATGGTGGTATGACAATCTGGGGAACTCCAGTAATTGCTGCATCTTGGGTTACTGATGATAAAGTACTTATTTTAGATAACAACTTCGTAGAGCGTATTGAGGTTGAAGGAATGGCTATTGAGTTCTCTTATGAGAATGCTAGTAACTTCCAACAAAATATGGTTACTGCTCGTATTGAGTGTTATGAAGATATTAACTTAATGCAACCAACTTCAGCTATTTTTGCTGACTTAGGAAACGTATAGTTCTAATCTTACATAGATATAAAGACCCCATCTTAATCGGTGGGGTTTTTTATTATAAATAATGTAAATTTGTAAAAAAGGAAATATGTATAACTTTCTAAATGATTATACTTTCATAGATAATACTCCAGTAGTAGAAGGTGTAACAGTAGCAGAAGCAAAATTGTATTGTCGTGTTACAACTGCATCAGAAGATGATTTATTTGAAGAATTAATAACTCAAGCTAGAGAATCTATTGAAAAGGTTACTAATTTAAGCCTTATCCCTAGACAAGTGAACGTTTGGTTTGATAATCAAGCTGGAGGATATGAATTGCCATTTGGTCCAGTAACGTTCTTTATGGCTTTGTTTGATGAGCAAGGAGATGAAATAGCAACAGAAAATTATGTATTAGTAGGAGACCAATATCCTAAAGTAAGGAGACCTTTATTTACTAATATGTCTGCTCAATATATGGCTGGGTTCAATTGCTTACCTAAAGACTTAAAAATAGCTATTTTAGACCAAGTATCATTTGATTATGAAAATAGAGGACTAGATGGAGACAAGGGAATATGTGAAAAGACTTGGAAGGCTTGTCAAAGATGGACCAGACAATCACCAATATTATGAGAATAGGAAGGGCAAAAACAAATTATGTAGATACCAACTCTATGACAATGGAGGTGGGGTTATATGTGCCTACAAGGGTCTCAGATGGTCAAGGAGGCTATACAACTACCTTCGCCTTACAAGAGGTCGTTTGGGGAGATTTTCGCCCAGATAACCAAAATAGAGCATTATTGGAAGCCCAATTGAGTTTTACTCGTTCTGCTAAGTTATTTATTAGATATGATGTAACAATTACTGATAATTATAAAATACAGGTAGAGGGCGAAATGTACACAATACATTCAATTAAGGATGTAGAGAATCAGTTTAGATTTTATGAAATATTAATGTACTTCTAATGGCATTTGCAGTAAGTTTAAGTGGGATGAAGCAACTTGAAGGAAAGTTAAATAATTTAACTACTGCATTAAAAGATGATGTAAGTAATGAAATAAATGCATCTGCACTTAAAATAGAGAATCAAGCTAAAAAATTAGCACCTATTAATTTAGGTCAATTAAGAAATTCAATAGCATTAACAAAAGATAGTGAATTAACATATACAGTTGCAGCAAACGCTTCATACTCTGCTTATGTTGAATTTGGCACAGGACCACAAGTAAATGTTCCAGCTGACTTTTCATCTTATGCTCTACAATTTAAAGGTAAAAGTAGTGGCAAGTTTAAAGATATGGTTGAAGCCTTAACTTTGTGGGTAAAAAGAAAGGGTATTGGTAATGGAAAAAATGATAAAGGATTAGCTTATGTAATAGCTTTAAGCATATTAAATAAAGGTATGCGACCACAACCATTCTTAATACCAGCCTATGAAATGGAAAAACCCAAACTTATACAAAGACTAAATCAATTATTAAATGCTTAATCCTAATATAGAAGTAAAGAAGTGGTTTTATACTAACTTGACAAGTTCAAGTGCATTGCCTGTTTATGATGGTATTGCACCTGATAATGCACCTAATGAATATATCATTATGAGTGGCAGAACTTCAAACCAAGAACAAGGCAAAATCAGTTACACTAACTCGGTTACCATTGATGTTGACATTGTCATAAAAAATAGTAACTTTGGTTATAAAAGAGCCGAAACGATAAGCGATTTAATACTGACTGCAATCAATTCAGACACAAACATAACCCTTGCAAATGGGTTTTATGCTTCAAGTTTGGTAGTAGGTGCAATTAGGAATTTAGATGGTTTAAACCCTTTGGACAATGTATTTAGAACAATTATAACATATAATATAATAATAACTCAAAATTAAATAAAATGGCAGAAACTAAAGTATCAGCAAGAGACTATATCCTTTTAGCTGACATAGACAATGACGGAACATTCAAACCTGTCGCTTGTCTTACAACTAACTCAATGACATCAACTGTTAACACTATTGATGCAACTTCTAAATGTGGAGACCAATATCAAGCTGGTCCATCATTTACACAATCATTTCAAGGTGAAGGTTTTGCAATTGATGAAACAGGAAGTCCTAGTAAGGATTCTTACCAACAATTGTACACTGCTCACGCTGCAAGAACATCTTTCAATATGAAAATGGGTAAAGCAACTCCAACAGCAGGTGATATTGTGTATTCAGGTCAAGTATTTATTTCAAACTTTGATGTAAACGCTGCTGATAAAGATGATGTTAAATTTTCTGCGACTTTCGTAGTAACTGTACCACCATTGACACAAACTGAAACTGCATAAAAAATAACCTATGTTTGAATTAAGACTGAACAACAAAACTATTCCTTTAAAGTGGGGAACTTGGGCTATGCGTGAATTTTGTATAGCTAAAGCAACTATAAATGATAAAGGAGAAAAAGAGAATCTACCAATAAATAGATACTTTGAAATATTGAATAATACACAATACGATTTAGAACTTATAATTTTATTAATTTTTGTAGGGTATAAATCAGCTTGTAATAGCAATAAAGAAAGTGTTGAATTTGATGAAAATGATGTTTGCGATTGGGTTGATGAACTTGGTGGTATTTTTGATGAAAAAGGAAGTGTAATTGAATATATTAAATACATTGTTACAACAACTGTTTTAATTGTTCAAGGCACTCCTAAAGAAGAAAAAAAAAAGTCTAACAAATCTAAGCTGGGATGACATCTTAGTTAAGGCTGCTGAATGTGGGGTTAAACCTAGTGAGTTTTGGGAGATGACTTGGAAAGATTTTTCAATTATTGTTTTAGGCAATGAAAGAAAAGAATTAAATGAATGGGCAAGGACTAGAAACCTTGCCTATATTATATACCTAAGTAGCAGTACTGAAAGGTCTCCTAAATCATTAAAAACATTTTGGCCTATACCAATGTTAGATGATAATGAAGAAACCGAAGAAAAAACAATGTTAACGGATGACCAATTGGCAAAAACATTAAAATTATACGGAGTAAATTAGTAAAATGGCACAGGAAACACTTAAAATTACGATTACAGCCGATAATAAACAGGCTTTAGAAGGTTTACAACAAACATCTGTTGCCACTACTCAATTAAGTTCAAATTTAGGTAAATTACCTAGTGCATCAAATCAAGCTAATCAAGCGTTATTAAATTCAGGTCGTGTTTTACAAGATTTGAATTATGGTTTTATAGGTGTTGCAAATAACCTTAACCCATTACTTGAATCATTCCAAAGATTAGGAGAAAGGTCAAAAGAAGCTGGAAGTAGCATTGGGAAAGAATTGGTAAGTGCTTTAACTGGTCCAGCAGGTATTGGTGTTGCTTTGTCAGCAGCTACATTCATATTTCTAAAGTTTGGAGATGAAATATCTAATTTTATTACACAAAAAGTAGGTGGGTTAAATACTGCTTTGGCTTCAGAAATTAAAGTTTTTGATGATGCTTCTAAAGCCTATGTAAAGGCTTCTACTGATATTAATAGTCTTAACGAAGCACACGAGCAATATAAAAATGGCTTAATAACTAAAGAGTCATTTTTAAAGCAATTTAATGCTACTCTTAAAGATACAATTGCAAATACAAATGATTTAAGTACTGCTGAAAAATTCTTAACTGAAAATTCAGAGGCTTATGTAAAAATGATTTTCTATAAAGCCGTAGCACAAGAAGCAGCAGCACAAGCAGCAAAAAAGCAAGTAGAACAATTATCATTAGAGGAATTGCCACCAACTCCAACATTTGGACAAAGAGCATTAGCTTTTGTAAGTAGAGGTGGTACAAGTGGTGAAGATATTGCAGAAAAAGATAGAAAGAAAGCAATAAAAAATTTAGAATTTGATACTTATATTTTACAAGAAATAAATAAGAAATATAATACATTTGCTGATAATATTAAGCAAACATTTACTAAAATATTTGGTCCATCTAATGCAGGAGTTGGAGATGTTAAGCAAAGTGAAACAAGTAAGATAATACAAAACTTAGCAGAGCAAACAAGGTCTTTGCAATATCAATTAGATGAAGGTCTTATTAAAAAATTACCTACATCTGATAAGGATAAAGAATCTTATTATAGTCAAAAAATTAATGCAATTTCTGATGCTATAAAAAAACTTGCTGGATTAACAAGTGGAGAAGCAAAAACTGCTTTGGCAAGTTTAAGACAAGAATTATCTGCAACAAAAGTAGATGAAGCAATAGGTTTATTAGAAAAAAGAAGAGCAGGTGGAGCAGCTGCAAGTGGAGTAAAACAATTAGACCCTGAAAGAACTGCAAGAGCAATGGCAATGCTTGATAAAGAAGCTAATCGTATTTTTGTTTTGGGAGAAACTGAAAAGGCAAAAGAAGTTAGAAAATTATTAAAAATACAACAACAAGATTATGTAAATTTTGCTAGTACAGTTTCAAATATTGCGACTAATTCACTTATGGGTTTATGGGATGCAATGGAAAGAGGGGAGAATGTAAGTGATTCAATAGGTCAAATGTTCCAAAATCTAACTAAACAAATTGCAGAAGCAGTTATTCAAGCTGCAATATTTGCTGGTATTTTATCTTTAATAAGTGGTGGAGCAGCTAATGGTGGAGTATCATTTATGGGAGCATTTAAAGGTCTATTAGGTTTAGCAAGTGGTGGTGTAGCAACTGGCCCAACATTAGCAATGATTGGAGAGGGAAGTGAAAGTGAAGCAGTTTTGCCATTAAGCAAACTTGGTAATATAATGCAAGGTTCTTTTAACGCAGGTTCAATGAGTGATAGTTCTGCTAGTAGTGGTGGTCAATTTGTATTAAGAGGCCAAGATTTATTACTTGCAGTAAATAGAAGTCAAAAGGCATCAAACATTAAAGGACAATCAATCAGTTTAGCATAATGGCTTACGGATTAAGATATACGATAACTCAAATTTTAAGGAATGGTACAAACCAAGTACTTGAGATTTATGAGAGAGATTATGTTGCTGGAGTAGTTAAAACCTATAAGCCAGTATCAATAATAGTTCAGCCTAATTCAAACGAGGAATATCCGTACCCTACGATAATATCTACTCAGGTTAACTTTTCTATATTATTAGAAACGCAAGATGATTACGACCAGTTCCCAAATGTACTTAGTCAAGATGATAGGAAGTATTATGTAGTATTAAAAGAAAGTACAAATGTAATGTGGAGAGGTTTTTTGTTTAATGATTATACTCAAATGGGTTTTTCAACAGGCATTACTCAAGCAGACTTTACTTGTATTGATGCTATTTCTTTTATTCAAAATATTGAATATGTAAGAGATGATAGTATTAATCAATTAGACACTCAATTAAATGTAATTAGTAATGGATTAAAGTTATTAGGTTATCCAGATGTACTTAATTTAGTTGTGGCTTGTTCATACTTTGCAGATGGAATGAATGATAGACAAGATGCAGTAAGTAACGAGCCATTTAGCCAAATCTATCAGTATAGAAGGGATTTTATGGGCGAGTCTTATTATGACATTATTAGTAAAATAATGACATCATTTAATTGTAGAATGTTTCAAGCTAATGGAGATTGGTGTATATTTTCAATGAATGAGATGGCAGCTACTACTAATTATTTTACTAAATATAATATTCTAGCTACTCCAACAATAACAAGTAGTGGGGTTTTAAGTAATACAGTTAATATAGCTTCTTATACAAATGGGAATGTGCATTTCATTAATAATAGCCAAGTAAAACTATTAAAGAAAGGCTTTTATAATATTCAAGGAAGGGGTGCTTATGAATCAGCTTTAAACTATTGCGACAACGCAGATTTAAAGTTATATAGTGGGTTTACTGCCGTAGGATTTATACCTTCTTTTAGTGGCACAGGTACAGTTCAAATAATTGCTGATGCTAATTCACAATTTAATCAATACTTTATAACTAGAGGTTCTAGTGGGGATGCTTCAATATCTACTGGTAATACTGCATTGCCTGATTTTTACTTACCATATATAGGTGAAGTGCCTTTTAATTTAAGTTTTGAGCATAAAACATTTGGAAGTGCTAAACTGCAAATAAAAATGATTACAGTTGGGGGTACAAAATATTTAGATACAAATGGTATATGGGCAAGTACAGTACAAAATATAGCAATACCTGACACCAGTATTGAGTTTGGGACATTTAGTAAAGATATTCCACCTTACTTAGAATTTGGTGTTCCTATATATGGAAGATTACAATTTAGTATAATAGTAAATGCAAGTGGGGAAAGTGGGTATTATAAGAACTTTGTAATTACAAGAGCAACAAGTCAAGTTAAATATATAGAAGCTAATTATAATCCTAATAATGCAGACCAATCTACATTAAAAGTATTTGAGCAACCTTATGGGAATAATTACCCATCTGTAACTTCTCCTGCTCTTGGTTATTCTTCAAATAAAGGGGTTTTATGTTCTTCAGATGGTACATTCTTAAAGAATTGGTATTCTTCTTGCCCTAGTGGTACTCCTTTAGGAGCAGTAGATTTAGTTGTATTTATGACTTACCAAAACATAAGAAACCTTAATAAGAATGTGGCAACAGTAGAATGTGATTTAGGAGAGCATATAAGTAGTGGGGCATTTGTATATTTAGATAAGGTATTTACTACAACAGACACAGTTACAGGTAATTTATCTTATACAGGAAAGAAATTTATAATGAATAGAGTAAGTCAAAATTCTTATGTAAACGAATTAAACTCGGTTCAGTTAATTGAGGTAAGTGTTGCTACAATATCGGCATTTATCATTCCAAATTACATAACAGATGTAGGTCAACTAGGACCATTCTGGATAGGACAATTTAATATTAATATAGTTTAACTTTGCAATATGCCAGATAAAGTACAGGGTAAAAATATAATTCTTTATAAAGTAGTTGCTGGGGTAAATACTGCCTTTGCTTGTTCTACTAATTGCACCTTCAATGTTCAAATTGACCAAAAAGATGTAACAAGCCAGACTTCTGCTTGGTTTAGAGAATATAAAATTGACATATCTTCTTGGTCTGTTAGTTGTGAAGGTATTGTTACTTTAGCAGGATATTCGTATTCTGATATGTTGACTAATCAATTAGCAAGAACACCTATTGCAATTAAATTCTCAATAGATAATGGCTCAAGTATCACAATTATAAGTGGTAATGCCAATATAACTTCTCTTTCAATTAATGCACCTTATAAAGATATAGCCACTTATTCAATTTCTTTGCAAGGAATTGGTGCTTATACATTAACTTAGTAATAATGGCAGCTAAAGTACAAGGCAAAGATGTTATTTTATACAAGATTGACACTTCGGTAATACCTGTGTCTGAAACTCCTTTTGCTTGTTCTACCAATTGTACTTTTAATGTTCAGGTTGAACAAAAAGAAGTATCTAGCACAACAGATGCTTTCTTTAGAGAATATCTTAATGACCTTTCTGTTTGGAATGCTACTTGTGAAGGAATAGTAACTCTTTCTGGATATTCATATCAACAAATGGCTCAATTTATTTTAGATAGAACTTTGTTTCTTATAAGGTTTGCTATTGATAATGGAATTGGTGGTTATAAGTACATTAGTGGATATTGCTTTATATCAAATTATAGCATAAGTGGTAGCTATAAAGAAATAGGAACTTATAGTGTTTCATTACAAGGGACAGGAAAGTATTACACAGATGCAACTCCTACGACAACAAGTACAACTACGAGTACAACAACTACAAGTACAACTACATCAACTACATCAACTACATCAACTACTACTACAAGTACGACTACAACAACTACATCTACTACAACAACAACAACGCAACCTCCAGTATGGT